AATTTTGGAGTTGGGTTTATTATTTGGATTGTTGCAAAGAATGTGCCCCTTTAGTTTTTGATAATACCTCAATTAAGCCTGAGGTTGATTTATTGGTGCATTTTAGTGGAGAAGAGTTCCATGAAGTTCCAAGACAAACTTGTGACCATGAAAGAATTATTTTATCTGGTAATATTATAAAAGTTAAAAATGTAATGAGTTGGAGTGAAGCATATAATGTATGAGTTGAAAGAGTATTTAAACGCTATAAACGTGTCCAAAGAACCTTTACTGGACAGTGAAGATGAAATGTGGGAGAAGAAATTTGCGCCATTTATTGTAAATAAGTGTATAGCTCCCTTTGAAGATACCGTTATGTTGGTAAACGAAATTAACCAACTACACCATCTAGATAAGAAACTTCAGTTTGATTTTTTGATAAATAGTATAAGACCAAGGAAAAGATATGCTCCTTGGATGAAGGCGAAGAAATTAAAGAATCTAGAGTATGTTAAAGAGTTCTATGGATACAACAATGAAAAGGCAAAGGCCGCTCTTGATATACTGGATGATGAACAGATTTCCGCTATAAAAAATAAGTTAAATAAAGGTGGAAAAAATGGAAGAAGTTAATTGGACACAGGAGCAGATGCTTGAAGTATCTCTGAAAGAGCCTGATGATTTCCTTAAAGTGCGAGAGACTCTATCTCGTATAGGTGTAGCATCCAGAAAAGAAAGAAAACTCTATCAATCCTGTCATATTTTACATAAACAGGGTCGATATTTTATTGTGCATTTTAAAGAGCTCTTTGCACTAGATGGTAAGAAAACAAATCTATCCTCTAATGATATTGCTCGAAGAAACACTATTGCAAACCTACTTAAAGATTGGGGTTTGGTTGAATTAGTTGGTAATGCTGAAGATGTAGCTCCACTAAGTCAAATTAAAGTTTTATCCTTTGGCGAGAAGTCGGAATGGATTCTTGAAACTAAATATAACATAGGTAAGAAAAAAGAGGAATAATGTGGATAAATTCAAGGATTTCATATTCGAGGAAAAGGTACAACGAGATAAAATAACAATTCTCATTCTTACCAATTCTAAGTCTAAGAAACCAGAAGTAGTAACAGGTAAATTACTCAAGGCAGCCGATGCTCTTGGCCTGCCCTGTTATCCTGTAGTTGTGTCTGAAGCATGGATTGCTGATAATGACATAGAACAGGGTACGATAAAAATCAAGAACCACGATGGTAAAGAAAATGAAGTAGAAATCGAAGCCCGTGAGACTGTAGTTTTTGTTCGTGCCGGTGCATTAGAAAATGAGACAGGCCTTGCGTTGTTAGGAACTCTACAAAACGCTGGATGTTTCATGATTAATGATCGTGATGGAATGCTGACATGCGATAATAAAATGTCAGCGTATACAGCTTTTGAACGTAATGGTATTAATACGCCACGCACATCTCTAGTCAACAATGAGAAAAGTATTCCAGATGCTCATGAACGTATAGGTGGGAAATTTCCTGTCATTATTAAAACACTAACAGGAACACAGGGCGTTGGCGTTTCTAAAGTTGACAGTATGGAATCCATGATGAGTGTTATTCAGTCATTGTGGAAATTTGGTGCTACTCTTATTGTACAAGAGTTTCTAAAACTTGATGGCGACATTAGAACTATCGTGATGAATGGTCGGATTGTTGCTTCGACAAAGAGAATTAAACCAGAGAAAGACTTTCGATCAAATCGTCATATGGGCGCTGAGACAGAACCGTATGAGTTAAGTGATGAAGAGAAGAAGATAATTCTAGCAGCTGCTAGGGCAACAGGTGCTTACATGGTCGGTGTTGATCACGCTGTGGTAAACAACAAGATTTTTATTCTAGAATGTAATGGATCACCTGGCCTTGGATCAAATTTTCAGAATTACGATATTACACAAATACCACAAGTGCCAATCAAGGAAAAGGATATTCTAAAATTTGTTTTGGAGTATCTACAAAATCCTGTGCATCGTAGACACAAATTCAATCAAGAGTCTGGTTATCATGAAACACTAGAAATTATAGGATATGGTGACATACGGGCCAAGTTTGATACTGGTAACGGCACAAACGCCTCTATGTTTGTTGTAGATAAATTAGATGTGTCAGGTAAAACTGCTAAATGGGAAAGAGACGGCAAAAAGTTTACTAGTAAAGTTATCGGTATATCGAAACCAGACCATGTTGGTAAAATTGATGAACGGCCAATAGTCTTGGTAGATATGAAATTTAATAATAGACTGTATAAGGAAGTTCCAATAGGCCTCACTACAAAAGATGCTCGAAGCACTTTACTTGTCAATAGAGAGACACTAACTAGATTCAGAGTATCAGTAAATCCACACAGAAAATTTGTCTTATCAAATTGGTCGCCTAGAGGCGATAATAATGATGCTAGGACATTAACAGCTCCACCAGACACAAAAGTAACTTGATTTTAAACAAACAGTATGATATAACTAATCTATGACTTTTTATACCAACGTACTTCAATTTGGTAACAGTCTCCTTGTGCGAGAGGTCGATGCAAATGGCCAACGCATAAAGAAACGTGTCCAATATCAACCCACATTATTCGACCTTGTACCAACAAGAGAAAAGACTGGCTATGTCACTCTTGATGGTAAACAGGTTTTACCACACAACTTTCACTCTATCAAGGAAGCAAAAGATTGGTATGAAAGTCGAAAAGATCAGGGGTTGGTGTATGGTAATACACAATATGCCTACACTTACATTTCTGATATGTATCCTAAACGTGTTCAATGGGACAAAGACAAACTTCTAATCGCTACACTGGACATTGAGGTTGAGTGTGAAAATGGTTTCCCTTCTGTTAAGGAAGCTGCTGAGTCGATGTTATCCATCACTATGAAGAACCACCAGAACAAACAGACCCTTGTGTGGGGTCTTCATGAGTTTCAAAACTATCGTGATGATGTAACTTATGTTCAATGCAAAGATGAAGCTGACTTGTTGATAAAATTCTCTGATGAATGGGCTCGTTGTTTGCCTGATATTGTTACTGGTTGGAACACAGAGTTTTTTGATATTCCCTATCTCTGCAATCGCATGAAGCAATTATTCGGTGAAGACTTTCTCAAGAAACTCTCGCCATGGGGTAAGGTTATTGAACGAGAACTTTACAAGATGGGTCGTCAACACCAAACCTACAACATACAAGGTGTTGCTCATCTAGATTACTTTGACCTGTATCGTAAATTTACATACAGTGCTCAGGAGTCATATCGTCTGGATCATATCGCAAAGGTAGAACTTGGTGAACAGAAAGACGGTAATCCGTTTGATACCTTTAGAGAGTGGTACACAAAAGACTACCAATCTTTTATTGAATATAACATACAGGACGTTGAACTAGTTGATAAACTAGAGGACAAGATGCGTCTGATTGAACTGTGTTTGACTATGGCATATGAAGCCAAAGTAAATTACACAGATGTTCTAGGTACAGTTCGTTATTGGGACATTTTAATATATAACCATTTGCGAGCTAAAAATGTTGTGATACCACAAAAGAAAGATCACGAAAAGGTAGAACAGTTTGAAGGAGCCTATGTGAAAGACCCACAAGTGGGTATGCACAAATGGGTTATGTCTTTTGATCTGAATTCACTATATCCACATCTAATTATGCAATACAATATTTCACCAGAAACTTTGGTGAACAGTGGCGCAGATATCGAGAAGGAGCTTGTAGATAAGATTCTAGATGGCAAAGTTAAGAACGATACAAAACATTGCATGACTCCGAATGGAGCCTTCTTTCGAAAAGATGTGAAAGGGTTTCTGCCTGAATTAATGGAGAACATGTACAATGATCGTGTCAAATACAAAAAACTTATGCTTGAGGCTCAACAAGAGTTTGAGAATACGAAGAACAAGTCTCTTCTCAAGGATATCTCAAGATTCAACAACATCCAAATGGCGAAGAAGATTTCTCTTAACTCGGCGTATGGTGCTATCGGTAATAATTGGTTTCGTTACTTTGATTTATTGGTTGCTACAGCAATTACGACCTCTGGTCAATTATCTATACGTTGGATTGAAAAAAGTCTCAACATTTATCTTAACAAAATCTTGGAAACTGACAACTTGGACTACGTTATTGCGAGCGATACAGATTCGGTATATATTACTTTTGACAAGTTGGTGGATAAGTTGTTTCCGAAGGGAGGCTCTACTGAGAAAATCGTCAACTTCTTGGACAAAATTGCAAATGAGAAGCTGGAACCTTTTATTGATAAAAGCTATCAACATCTTGCTAGGGAGATGAACGCATACGATCAGAAGATGGTCATGGCGAGAGAAGTAATTGCAGACAAGGGTATATGGACTGCAAAGAAACGATACATTCTAAACGTGTGGGATAGTGAAGGTGTGCGGTACAAAGAACCCAAGATGAAGATCATGGGTGTAGAAGCAGTGAAATCGTCTACGCCTTCAGCCTGTCGGGAGAAGATTAAAGAAGCTCTGCCTATCATTATGAACGGTGATGAGAAAAGTCTAAATGAATTTATTCAGAGTTTTCGTGAAGAGTTTATGAAACTTGATCCAGAACTAATTGCATATCCCA